TTTGTACTTCATTTTTTCAATATTATTTTAGAAATGATAATCATGCTGAACGTTTAATACTTGATTTACTTTCAGATAATGAGACAATTCAAACATTAGCATCAGCTATGTATGAAACAATGTCTTATCATGGATCAATATGTGATTTAATATATTCACTCATGCAACATGCATATGATTGGGATGATTATGAGGTTCATGTAGAATATTTTAAAGTATGGCATCATGATACATGCAAATCATATTATTCTTTAGAGGAATATTATGAACAATATGATTTATTTCTGAATACGCTTATGCAATCAGATCCTGAATCTGAAGATTGTTTAAAAGAAGATACTAGAGAAGCTGATATGATGATCTGGTTAAATTCTAATAATATATCATTAGAAAATGTTAATCAAACATTAAATGAAGTTTTTTAATTAATAAAAAAGGAGAAAAAAATGTTTTACATTCACAATAAAACATGGAAAAAAGTAATACAATATGCTGAGTCTGCACATACTCAGTTTAAATCTGAAATCAGTGGTATGCTTATAGCCACATTGGATGATGAAGGAGATTGGGAGGTTCATTCTCCCGTTATTCTTAAACAAAAAGTAAGTGCAGGTAATACTGTTTTAGATAAAGAAGAATTAGCTAAATATTATGCTAAAACAGGGAAGAAGTATAAAGGAGCAGTTAAATTTGTATGGTGGCATAGTCATCATACTATGTCTGCTTTCTGGTCAGGTACTGATCATGAAGCTATTAAAGAGTATGCAGATGGTGATTGGTCTTTAGCATTAGTAGTTAACTTAAAAGAAGAATATAAGTTTAGAGTATCTTATTGGAATCCAATAGAATCTCATGAAGATATTGATTTATTATTTATAGATAATGACAATAAACCAACTAAAATTATTAATGATGAAGTGAAAAACCTATGTAATCAAAATGTTGTTCATAATAAAACATACAAAAGAAATTTTCAAAATGGTATTCGAAATTCTTATAATGATTATTATCCTCACGAAAATGATGGGCAATATGAAATATGGGAAGGATCAGACTCTATTTTGATTAAAACTTTAGACTTTATTGACAATATTAATGGTAAATATTTCATAGGAACTATTAATTATGAAGAATGGAAGGAACAAGCTGTTAGTTGGAATACAAAAGATCTTGCAAAACAAGATTTTTATATTGAAATTTGTACTGAATCAGTGCTTGACGATAAATGCATAACAGATGTAAATTCTTCATTTATAAAAAGATCAATGATTGGAAGCTTAGTATGATTAATGAAAGATCAGAAGGAATAGTTAATAATCTTCAAAATTATACTTTTCATATTTTAGGCTGTGGAGCTATTGGTAGCTCTGCAGCTGTGCAATTAACACGTATGGGAGCAAAGAATTTGTGTCTGTATGACATGGATATAGTAGAGCAAGCTAATATAGGAGTGTCTCAGTATGAGATATCTGATATTGGAAGTAATAAAGTTGATGCTTTAAGTAAAATATTAAAAGGTATTGAGTCAAATACCAATATTTATACTTATCATGAACCATTTAGTGAATGGTATTACCAAGATATGAAAGATATAGTGATATTAGGATTTGATAATATGGATGCACGTTTATTAGCTATGGAAATAATTGAACATCATCCAAAAAAGCCTCTATTCTTAATCGATGGAAGAATGGGTGCAGAACATTACCAACAATATACACTACCTAAACCTACATTAGCTAAATATAAGAAGATATGGTACGCTGAAGGAAGCCCTGAACCATGTAATGCAAAAGCTACTAGTTATTGCAGTAATATGGCTGGATCCTTTATATCCAATACAGTTAGAAAGCTTACTACTAAACAACCTTACAATAAGGTGTTAAATTTTAACTTTCCAACTTTAATCTTGGAAAAGAGTACTATGTATTCGTAAATTATCACACCTGATAAAGGTATGATACACTCCTTATATAGTGAGGGGAGCTTCGGTTCCCCTTTCTGGCCTCAAGGAGTTAATAATCAAAACATAAGGAGAGAAACCTCGTGGATCAAATACCCACAATAGAAAATCAACCTCAGCAGAAACTAAATCGTCGTCAAGGTGAATGGAAATCTGAAGAGATTGATCAATTAGCAACCGCTCTAAGCTTAGCTCAAAGTGAGTTAGAAGGAGCAAAAGCATCATCAACCAATCCTTTTTTCAACAGTAAATATGCAGACTTAAACGCAGTAATGGAAGCTAGCCTTCCTTCTTTAAGTAAAAATGGCTTATCTGTTGTACAAGGAACTAGATTTTGTGATATAACTAATGGCTTTTATGTATCAACTACATTAATGCATAAATCAGGTCAATGGATAAAATCAGAAACTCGAATGCCAATAGGTGGGAAAAAGGATGCTCATGCAATTGGAGCAGCAATAACATATGGTAGAAGGTATGGTATGGCTGCAATGGTAGGCATAGCACAAGCAGATGATGACGGTAATAGTGCAACCGACAAAGCACCAAGACAATCAAACTATAAACAAGGAGTGCAAGAATGAAAACTTTCACAGTAAGAAAAGGTAATACTACAAATTATAATCCAGGATGGCATACTAATACTATTTCCAAAGCTACATATGGGGAGTGGAATAATAGTAAATATCTTGATGTATTTTTTGAAGGATATAAAGATAATTTTAAAATGCGTGTTTATGAAAAAACAAATGCAGAAGGAGAAGAATTTGCTATATCTAATGTCTTTAGATTTGCCAATGCAGGGATAGCAGATGCATTAGAAGGTGGAAAAGATATTGTAGTTAAATTTGATGATTCAGAGGCACAATTAACAGGTAAAACTTTAAATATTTATTATTATAAAGATGCAAAAGGTTATACTAATTGTTTAAATCAAGCAGCACCTACAGTATTTAAAAATATTGTTGATGATTTTTCAGAAGATAGTGTAATGTATTTTAAAACAAAAGCAGAGAAATATTTTAATACTTATTTAGCACCTAAAATTGCTGAAAAAACTACAGAAACAACATCAACTGAAGAAACTAGTGATGTACCATTTTAATTAACGGGAGAATAGAGGGTAGGTTTGATCTTCTCTTCCTGCCCTCTATAATATAAGGAGTTATTATGATAAAAGAATATGCATTCTCATTATCAAACAGACATTACTTTCAAGATGTAACAGAAATGGGTAATTGGATTGGGTTGGAAAATGATACTTTTATGTCTTTATATGATTATGATGACTATATAGTAGATTATTTTGCAAAGAAAAATACTCTTTCTGGGTTTGATGGATTAATTTATATCCCTGATGAGTTCATTCTTGATGTAGATGGTGCAAATTATAAAATTGGACGAGATAAATCAATTGGATTAAGCTTGCTATTAGAAGATTTAAGCATTCCTTTTCATTTATATTTCTCTGGTACAGGATTTCACTTTCACATCCCTAGCCAAGCATTTAGATGGAAGCCTGCTAAAGATTTACATATAAAAGTAAAAGAAGCATTACATCGTGCAGGTATATTTGAATATGCTGATCCATCTGTTACAGATAAAACTAGACTTATTAGAGTACCAAATACTCGTAATAGTAAATCTAATTTATATAAAGTAGCAATACAATATGAATGGTTGCATGATGTAGATGGTGAAGCAAAAATACTAGCTCATGCTAACAATCCTAAAAATCTTCCTAAAGTAGAAATGGAATGTGAACCAGTATTTGATGCACTATCTGCTCAAAAAAATGAGGATGATAAAGACACCCCTACATTTATATCTCAAGGCAGAAATCCAGATCCAGTAAACTTCCCATGCATTAGTCATATGTTACAAGATGGTAGTATTGGAAGCAGACATATGGTAGCTTTAAGATTAGCTGCATGGTTTAGATGGAGATATCCTGAGAATATTGTAAGATTAATTCTAGAGAATTGGAGGCAGTCAGTTGATAAACAAGATAGTAGATTTACTGAAAAAGAGCTTGATAGTATTGTTAATAATTGTTATGATGGGCATGGGGGTAACGGCTATCGTTATGGTTGTACTGATCCTATCATGGATAATTATTGTAAACAAACTTGCAAACTATATAAATCAAAAAAAAGCCAATCAGTTATGGATGCATCGTCCATGGAGAAAGCTTTAATAGACTGGTTACGATCAGATAGTGAACCTATTAATTTAGGAGGATTATATCCTGGTGAAAATTTTCCAATTTACCCTGGTGAAGTAGTAATAATACAAGCACCACCTAAAAGTATGAAAACTATGTTATTACAAAATTGGATGGTTGGATTTAAAAGACCTACTTATTTCATGGAAATGGAAATGAGTCCAAGACAAATATGGTCTAGATTTGTAATGATGGAAATGAAATGGTCAGAAAGTGAATTAACTAAACATTATCAACAGATGCAAAATGGTATGGATAAAAAGTTTGAATGGTTAACAGTAGATTATTCAGCTCCATACGCTAATGAATTGGAAAAGCGAATACAAATGCTACCAATTAAACCAGAGATAGTTGTAGTAGACCATATGGGATTGTTTAAATCTAAACAACGCGATTCTAATATGAAAATAGAAGAAGTATCTCAAGCGTTAATGGAATTAGCAGTAAAGAATAATATAATAGTATTTACAGTAAGTGAAATTACTAAACAAGCTTTTCATGAAGGTATGAATTTAGCTTCAAGTAAAGGCTCATTTAGAACAGCATATAATACTAATAAATTATTATCTGTTACACCATTAAAATCTATGTCAACTGGGTTAATAGAAGAACTACATATCAAATGTGAGGCTAATAGAGAAAGAGAAAATATTGATGTTAGATTAAAAGTAGATAATGCTAATATTTACAAAGAAACTCAAGAAGAATTACCTCCATTAA